AAAGACGAGGCGCGGTGCTGTCTTAGGCATTATCCGATTGTGATTGACGATACTTATTGCAGTGGGAAGGCGAGCAAGTTAGACTAGGGGCATGTTCAAGGCCTCTTTCAAATTCAATGCGTTTAATCCTTCAGGTTGGTGCTTGGCCTTGAACATCCTGCATCAGCCTGTTGGACTAAACGCATTTAGGAAACAATATGAAAGAATCAAATACATCACCGTGGATGGCGTTCTGGGGCGAAGACTTTAATAGATCAACCATTGGTTGGTCATTAGAGGAGCGTGGCGCGTACCACTTTCTGCTGTGGCATTCATGGTCGTGCGATGGATTGCCACCCGAACTAGACAGAATCTTTAGACTCGACCCAGACTTAAAGAAGGTGTGGCCGTGCCTTGAATCTAAGTTTCCAATAGCCAAAGATGGTCGCCGCAGGAACCCACGCCAGGAGCGCGGTCGATTGGAAATGCTTGACATGTGTTCAAAAAAGAGTAGGGCTGGCAAGTTGGGTGCGGATAAAAAACATGGCACATGCCATGCGTCTGCCACACCTCCTGCCATCAGTTTGCCAATGGCAGAACCTGTGGCAAACGCATGGCAGAACACATGGCAAACCGATGGCTATTCACCTTCACCTTCACCTCTACCTTCACTTTCACTTTCATCTCCAATTCCAAGTGCTATAAAACATACGCTCAACGGCGTTGCCGTCGAGCCAGAATGTGACCGCAAAAGAAAGCCAGCATCAAGCATCAGCGATCAAGACTGCGAGCGAGTGTGGGAATTGTTTCCACGCAAGGTCGGCAAGAAGAAAGCATTCGCCTTGATCCGCAAGGTGGCAACCGAGATCGCATATTCGGAGGAGTACGATCAAGACGAACCAAGTGCTGGCATCGAGGTGCTGTGCGAGCGCGTCAGATTGTTTGCCAAAGAGTGCCAACTGAAAGACCCGCAATACATCGCCCACCCATGCACTTGGCTTAACGGTGGACGGTATCTTGATCCGATACATGGCACAGAATCGCATTAGATTACAGCCACGGCGTTCTTGGCGTGAATTGGTCTGTAGGTATTACCCAAAGTAAAGAATCGTTTAAATCGCATTTAGCAGAACGGAGCATGACATGGATTCACTACTGATCGGACAGAATTGGGAGTTAAAGTTGATTGACAATGTTGCTGACTCAGTCCGCAGATCGGGGTGGCTTAACGGTGATCAGAAGATCGGAATCCTGCAATTGAGTTACGAGTACAGCGGACTGTTCGCCCAGGTGCTGGCGCATCGATTGACGCTGACAGGCGAGCCAATGCCGATTGAGCCTGTTGACATCCCATACAAAAACGAGTTTGAGGTGGTCATCCACCCTGACAAACTTGACAAATATCACAAGTTGATCGTTCTTGATTCAGGGTGCCTGACTGGCGGCAACTTCACGCGAGTGCGTTCGCAGTTGTACAACTACGGATACCGACCACAAGATCTAATCTTCGTTTGCCTGGCTTGCAGTACGGAATCGTTCTTCACGCCCGATCATTGCCCTCTGTACTTTGATGGCCGCGCTTCAATGGTTCACTTCTGGTGGGAGTGCAAGACAACCAAGTTTGATTGATATGTACAGAAACGGCGAAAATGTATACAGGATTGCAATTTGTGCATAAGTGTTGACATTATGTAATGAAAATATGTAACATCTTCTTACATGAGCAGAATCAAAGTGGCGCTAAACGAGCATGGATACCGCATTGGTGCAACTCACCAGCGCGCTCGACACTCGGAACAAACCGTGGATAAAATCAGAATTATGCATGAAACGCATGGATACGGATACCGCAAGATCAGCGCAATGCTTGGAATTGGGCGGTCTACGGTACAAAAAGTGTGCAAGTACCTCATACGCGGACAGGCGCCGCATGAATATAGGGTCATAGATGGCTAAGAAACCAGTAGGCAGACCATTAGGCAAGTTGCCAATACCGCCGTATAACCTTGAACCGCTCATTGCTTGGCTTGCCGCCGGCAAGACTTTGAGGTCTTATTGTCGGCAAGATGGAGCGCCTTCTTACTCGGCGGTTTATGATTGGATGGATAAGGATGATAATTTCGCACAACGCATCGCGCGCGCGCGCGATAGTGGTGTAGATTCAATTGCCGATGAATGCGTTGAATTGTCAGATATCGAACCAGCCGACCAGGTACAGGCTGCTTGGCGCCGAACGCAGATAGATACGCGGTTGAAACTGCTGGCTAAGTGGTCGCCGAAGAAGTACGGTGACCGCACGGCCGTGGAGCATCAGGGTGGAATTAGCCTGACGGTTGTGACTGGTGTTCCACAGCCTGACGCAATCACAGGACGGAAGCCAGATGCCAAGCAGATCACATGACAAGCACTCATCTAGCAGTGGATTACTCGCCAAGAGAATGGCAACGAAACTGTCACCACGCGCTGAAGCGATTCAATGTGTTCGTTTTGCACCGTCGAGCAGGGAAGACGGAACTAGCGATCATGGAACTGCTCGACAAGGCCATGCGTTTCAACAAAGAATTAGGGTTCTTTGTTTTTTGTGCGCCATATTTGAAACAGGCGAAAGCAATTGCCTGGACACGGATCAAGAGCAAATTGAAGCCGATGATCGGCACTGGCGCCGTGACCATCAACGAGTCTGAACTTAGTGTGACATTTGGACATAACGGCGCCGTGATCCGCATATTTGGCGCGGACAACGGTGAGGCCATGCGCGGCGTTCGATTAGACGGCTGCGTGTTGGACGAATTCGCTATATTTAAGCCAGGCGTTTGGGAAGACATTATTCAGCCTACATTGTCCGACCGTAATGGATGGGCAATATTTATTGGCACTCCCAACGGAGTCAACGCATTTTCTGAATTATTCTACAAAGCGCAGACACTTCCTGACTGGCATGCAGCCATCTACACAGTCTACGACACGGACGCTGTGATCGCATCTGAAGTTGAGCGCTTGCGCCGTGACATGACTGAGACATCGTTTAGTCGTGAATACCTATGCGACTTTAACGCTAGCGCGGAAGACCAGTTGATTAGCCTGTCGGATGCGAACACAGCAGCAAATCGTGAGTATGCGGACAAGGACTTTGAGAGCGCGCCCAAGATTGTGGGAGTAGATCCTGCTCGGTTTGGTGATGATCGCAGCGTAATCATCAGGCGCCAAGGTCTGAAAGCGTCAGACATAATGGTGTTTCGTGGGCTAGATAATATGCAGTTAGCAGCCAGGGTGGCAATGGTGATGGATTTGTGGGAGCCTGACGCTGTGTTTATCGACGCTGGCGGCGGCGCTGGCGTACTGGATCGCCTACGCCAACTCGACTACGACCCCATCGAAGTCCACTTTGGTGGCAAGGCGAATTTGGAACAGCAGTTTGTCAATCGCCGTACTGAGATGTGGTGGAACATGAAAGAGTGGATCGAGAACGGTGGAGCAATTCCAAGCGATCCGATGCTGCGACAAGAATTATCGACGCCGACATATTGGTTTGACTCGCAAGGCCGAAAGATGCTGGAAAGCAAAGACGAGATCAAGAAGCGCTTGCAAGGCGGAGCATCGCCTGACATCGCTGACGCGCTCGCGTTGACATTCGCATACCCAGTAGGCAAGCGACTGCCGCTTGAAGTGCGAAACAAACTGCGGCTAGGCAAGGCAAGTGACTACGACCCATACAGCAGGAACGACTGACGGTACCCATAGAGAAAATACAATGAGCATAATACGCAAGGCAACGATTGATGATTTGGATCAGATAGTCGAGATGGCAAATAGATTCATTGCGTTTGCCCCGCACGGATCACTGATAAAGCACACCACGGATGAGATCACTCACACCGTGCGTCTGTTCTTGGAGTCTGGAATTGTCTTTGTCATTGATGTTGATGGCAAGGCTGTTGGGATATTGGCTGCGATGATGACAAGCGTGTGGTATTCGCCTTCAACAAAGGTGGCGCACGAAATGATGTGGTGGGTCAACGAAGAGCATCGAGGCACAATCGCCTCCATTAAGTTGATCAAGGCTTACGAGAATTGGGCGCGTGAACAAGGCGCTCAAATCATTGCGATGTGCGACTTGGTGATTGAAGGACATGAACCAGTAGGAACGACATTGAACAGACTCGGATACGAAATGAGTGAACGAACATACATCAAAGGAGCGAAGTAATGCCGCTATTTACAGCAGGTGCCTTAACCATGTTGGGCGCTACTTTGGCTGGTACCGCCGCAGCCGCTACCGCCGCTGGTGTTGGATATTCAATTGCGTCAGGCGAAGACGCCAAGAAGAAACAGGCTGACGCGTTGTCTAAACAAGAATCAGCGCAAGCGCAAGCAGTCAAAGCCGCAGAAGGGCAACGAATGACAAGCGAGATGGCAATTAACCAGGCGAATCGAAAGAAGCCTGATGTCAGTTCAATCATGCAAGCGGCTGGCGAATCGGCATCAGGTGGAACAGCAGGAACCATGCTGACTGGCCCGACTGGCGTTAATCCAAATGCATTATCACTTGGTAAGTCAACACTCTTAGGAAGTTGATGAGTCAATACCCAGCCAACAACGAGAGTTACAAAGGCGCTTCACAACGCGAGAAGTTGTTGACTCGTTGGGGTCAACTCCAATCTGAGCGAGCGTCATGGTGGGCGCATTGGCAGGAAATTACATCGTATGTGTTGCCACGCAATGGTCGATACTTTAGGCAGGATCGAGACAAAGGATGGCGCCGACACAACAGCATCTACGACAACACTGGCACTCGCGCACTGCGAACGCTAGGCGCTGGCATGATGGCTGGCGCTACTAGCCCCGCTCGCCAATGGTTCAGACTTGGTACTGGCGATCCCGAACTAAACTCGTACGCGCCAGTAAAAGTATGGCTTGACGATGTCACAAAACGAATGCAGTTGGTATTCCAGAAGTCGAATACTTACCGCGCATTACATTCGATGTATGAAGAACTTGGAGCATTCGGCACGGCAGTTTCGATTGTCTTGCCAGACTTTAACAATGTCATACATCATTACCCAATCACGACTGGTGAATACGCTATCGCAACTAATTATCAAGGTCGAGTAACCACTCTTTACCGCGAATTTGAGCAGACTGTATCCCAGATCGTGACGGAATTCGGTTACAAGAACTGCTCGCACTCGGTGCGGAATCTGTTTGATCGCGGCAGTCTTGACCAGTGGATACCCATCATCCACGCAATTGAGCCGCGCACAGACCGCGACACGACCAAGAAGGACAGCAAGAACATGCCGTACAAGTCTTGCTACTTTGAGGTCGGTGGCGACCAAGGCAAGTTCTTGCGAGAGGGCGGATTTAACAAGTTTCCTGCTGTGGTTCCGCGCTGGAGCGTGAGCGGAGGCGACATCTACGGCAACTCGCCAGGCATGGAAGCGCTCGGCGACATTAAGCAACTGCAACACGAACAACTCCGCAAAGCGCAATGCATTGACTACCAAACCAAGCCACCGCTTCAAGTTCCAACGAGCATGAAGAATCGAGATGTGGAGACGCTTCCTGGCGGGATTTCGTTTGTTGATGGTGGCAGTCAGGGAATCAAGACAGCGTTTGAGGTCAACCTCAATCTGCAACACTTGCTGGGTGACATACAGGATGTGCGTGAGCGCGTACGCGGTGCGTTCTATGCAGACCTGTTTCTAATGCTGGCAAACGCTACAGACACTCGCATGACGGCGACCGAAGTCGCAGAACGCCATGAAGAGAAGTTGCTGATGCTCGGCCCAGTACTAGAGCGTCTCCACAACGAACTACTTGATCCGTTGATTGACATCACATTCGAGAACATGGTCAAGGCAAATATAATTCCCCCAGCGCCACCAGAACTGCAAGGAATGGACTTGAGCGTCGAGTTCGTGTCCATGCTGGCGCAAGCACAGCGCGCAATTGGAACCAACAGCGTTGACCGATTTGTTGGTAATTTAGGCGCCATTGCGCGGATGAAGCCAGATGTGTTGGACAAGTTCGATGCAGATCAATGGGCAGAATCGTATAGCGACATGCTTGGCGTCGATCCAAATTTGGTAGTCGCTGGAAAGCAAGTCGCCCTGATCCGCGATGCTCGCAACAAGGCAATGGCTGCCAAGGAACAGGCTGCAATGATGCAGCAACAATCGTCTACCGCAAAGAATCTTGCTCAATCACCAACTGGTGGCGGACAGCAGAACGCTTTGATGGATGTAATGAACCAGTTCAGTGGGTATTCAAACCCTTCACCAAGTCAAGTCTAAGGAATAAACAATGCCAATGATCAGTATGAAAATAGAGCCAGCAATGCCTGGTCAAATGGAAATGAATGATTCTAAGTATCCAGAAGAATTGTGCATTGAAATTGAATCTGATCAACTTGCGAAGTTGGGTATCAGCGTCATGCCAAGGATTGGCACCGTAATGATGATCACCGCCAAGGCTGTGGTCAAATCCAACGAGGAAACAGAATTGATGATGGGCAAAGAAACATGCATTGAACTTCAAATCACTGACATGGAAATCAGCAAAGTCGAACAGAACAACAACTTCTCATCCGTTTTATACGGCCCACAATAAGGAATAAATCATGGCAATACCAACATCATTATCACTTGCAAGCACACCTAATTCGTACGACTACGCAGCCGCAATTGTTGTGGCTACTCCGTTCCCACTTTGTCGCGCAATCTATGTTGGAACTGGTGGAACAAGCATGACTGTGACTATGTCAAATGCAGATTCAGTTGTATTTTCAAATCCTGCAAGCGGAACAATTGTTCCAATTCGTTGCACAAATGTAAGCGCAGTTGCTGGCGCTGTCGCAAATCTTGTCGCTATTTATTAAATCTAACAAAGGAACAATTCAATGGCACTCACACAAAAATTTGGCGGTTCACCACTTCTCTACGATGACACAACAGGAAACATCGTTGGCGTAAAGAACCCAAACGGAACAGATTCTCGTTTCATTTTCAAAGAATATCAATCCACAACGGCCGTGACTTTGGTTGAGGCAGCATCCACATTTGTCACTTTAACTATGGGAGCGGGAGCGTCTGCTGCCAAGGTTCGTCTTACCAGCGCTGGCGCGCACGGATTGACGACTGCGGTCGCAACAAACAAGAATGTCTATGTGTCGTGGGCTAGTGGTATTGGAGTCAACGGTCTATACAACTGCACAGTCGCATCAACGGATACCACTGGTTTGTACATTGATATTGACTATGCATACTTGTCTGCAACCGTGACAATTTCAATTGCCACGCCTGGCGTAATCACATGGACAGGACACGGCCGTGTTGCCAACGACACTATTCGTATTACCAC